AGGAGGAATGCCGCATGAAGAAGGTGTACCAGATGATGCGCGACTACCGCGAAAAGCGCGGGATCACGCAGACCCACGTCGCCAAGCAGGCAGGAATTAACCCGAAGCGCATCAGCCAGCTCGAAACAGGACTGGTCAGACTGACCGCCGACGAATTCCTGCACATTTGCCTTGACGGTTTCGGAGTGACCCCGCAAATTTTTTTTGACGACCAACTCTCGGAAAACGAGAACATCACAGCAATCGACCCAACGGATTGAGAATCATTGTAATTAAATTATAGCGGAAAGGAGGGCAAAAATATATGCCTAAACAAGCCACGAAAGCCGCCGACAACGCCTTCTACAAAGCACGTATCGCGGCTTCAAAGTGCAACGACCGACTGGCAAGCCGCGAGGGAGCGTCCGAGGAACTCGGAATTGACCGCACTCGGCTGGCGAGAATCGAACTCGGAAGCCTTAACCCCTACCCAGAAGAAGTCCTGCTCATGGCGGATTATTACGACGCGCCGGAGCTTGCGAACCATTACTGCTCACAGATCTGTCCCCTCGGAAGGAAAACGGTACCGCCCGCCGAAGTGCGAAGCATTGACCGGCTGACGATCCGCATCATTTCCGCGCTCGGAGAAGCCGACGGCATAACCGAAGCAATCCTCGACATTGCCGAGGACGGAATCATCACCTCCGATGAAAACGAACGTCTCCAGCAGGTGATTAAGGCATTAGAAAGAATCGAGGTGACCGCGCAGGAGATGAAGATATGGGCGCGGAAAAACCTCAAAGGAGGCTCAAAGCATGGATAAGACAACGGAACCGGCGGAACAGCCGAAATTCCTCCGGGTGACAGAAGTCGCCTCCCTGCTTGAATGCAGCGAGAGCCACGCCTACAAGATCATCCAGAAATTAAACAAAGAACTTGAAGCCAGAGGGGCAATCACCGTAGCAGGAAGGGTGTCGCGGAGATACCTCATGGAAAGGCTTTATTGTTAAAAACGAAAGGAGCAAGCACAATGCACAAGAAAATTACTTACATGGTCATGGGAGCCGCCGTGGGCATCATCCTCATCGGTTCGGTTTTCGCCATTGACAAAAGCGGAGCGGTCAACGCGACCGACGAACGCTCGTCCCAAACGCCGACGATGGCGGCAAGCGCGAGCGCAGCAGACAAGCCAGAGATCACAAACCTCCTCTACGTCACCGACAAGAAGAACAAACCGGCAACGCCGATCGCAGAGATGCCGGAGGAGGAAGACATCGAAATGCTGGCAAAGCTCATCTGGGGCGAAGCCAGAGGAGTGGAATCCATAACCGAGAAAGCGGCGGTCGCATGGTGCGTACTTAACCGCGTAGACGCGAAAGGATACCCGAACAGCATCAAGGCGGTAATCACCCAGCCCCACCAATTCGTGGGATACGATGAAGACTACCCCGTCACGAAAGAACACAGGCTGATCGCCGAAGATGTTCTTTGCAGATGGTACGCCGAAAAGGCTGGCGGAAAGGACGTCGGCAGAGTGCTGCCGAAGGAATACGTGTACTTCACCGGCGACGGCAGCAGAAACCACTTCACAAGCGAGTGGCGCAGCGAGGACACATGGAACTGGAGCCTTGCATCGCCATACGAAAGCTGAAGGAGGGACAGCATGAGATACGAAGACGAAGTCAGAGACGAAGCCTGCTCATACCTCGGCAGAGAAATCACCGACGCGGAGTGGAACGAAGCCCTGCCGCCAGCGCAGAGAAAACTCGACTGGATAATCAGCCGAGAGGGTGACCTTGACGGAGAACGCCGGAAGCCCTACTACCTCGGCAAACTGGTCGAGGAACACATCAGAGAAAACGCATTCAGCAAATGGTGCAACACGATGAACAAACTAAACCAGCAAAGGAGAATGGCAAATGAAACTGTACCGGCTCACGCTTAACAACTTCCAGGGCATAAAAAGCCTTTCCTTCGATTTTCCCGAAGGACGATCCGCCAGCATTTACGGCGACAACGCCACCGGCAAAACCACCTGCTACAACGCGCTGACATGGCTGCTTTTTGACAAGGCAAGCACGGCGGCGAAGAACTTCACCCCAAAAACCAAAGGAGCCGACGGAGACCTCCACCACCTCGACCACAGCGCAGAGGCGGTATTCATTACCGACACCGGCAGACAGATCACCCTCAAGAAGACCTACCACGAATCCTATAAGAAGAAGCGCGGATCCGCGATGGAGGAATTCGACGGACACACGGTCGAATACGAAGTCGACGGAGTGCCAGTAAAGGAAAAGGAATTCACGGCAACGGTTATCGGCTTCTGCGGAGGCGACACCGAAAAGCCGAAGATGCTCACAATGCCCGACTACTTCCCCGAACAGCTCTCATGGGACACGCGCCGGAAAATCCTTCTGGAGATTTGCGGCGACATCAGCGACGACGAGATCATCGCGGCAAACGACGACCTCAAAGAACTGAAAGACTTCCTGCGAATGAACGGCACAGCAGAGCAATACTACACGACCGACGAATACAAGAAGGTCGCAGCCGCCCGCAGAGGCGAGATCAACAAGCAACTGACCGAAATCCCCGCAAGAATTGACGAGGCGGAAAAGGCGATCCCCGACACCACGGGACTGAACGCCGAGGAAATCGAGCAGAACATCGCCAGTCTTCAGAGAAAACGTGACAGCCTCGCCGCCGAAAAAGCCGAAGCGGCCGCAGGTGGAACGGCGGTAGCTACGCTCCGCACCCAGATAGCGGACATTCGCACGAAACTGGCGGAGGGCAAGGCGGCGCACACCAAAGCCCAGAACGACCAGAACGCCGACATCGACGCGGACATCCTCCTCGCAAAACGGGAAGCGAGCGAAGCCAGACGCGCCGCAGAGGATATCAGAACCGACATCGACCGCGCCGAAGCCAAGAAGGAGAGACTGGAGGCAACCAGAGAGCAACTCCTCGCGGACTACCACACCGTCAGCGCAACCCACTGGGACGAAGGACAGGAAATCTGCCCGACCTGCCACCAGCAACTCCCTGCGGAACAGATCGAGAAAATGCGCGAAGACTTCAACCTCCGCAAGAGCCAGAAGCTCGAAGAAATCAACAAGCGCGGCAAAACAGAAGCCAGCAAGACCGCAATCGCGGAACTTGAAACCCACATCGGAGACCTTCGGAAAAAAGCAGCGGAGGCGGACGAGGTGAGAAAGACCGCCGAAGCCAAAGTGGAAGCCCTCGCCGGAAGGCGCATCGAGCCGACAGCATACGAGACGACCGAGGAATACGCCACACTGACCGCCCAGATCGCCGACCTTGAGGCGAAAATCGAAGACGAAGGTAAATGCACCAGCGAAGCGGTCGCCGCCGTAGAAGCCAAAATCAAAGCCGTAGACGGCGCGATCAGAGATGAACGCGATAAGCAGATGCAACTGACAATGGCAGAAAACCAGCACCGCAGAATTGCCGAGCTTGAGAAGCAGGAAAAACGGCTCGGCGGAGAATTCGAGGAACTCGAAAAAGGGCTTTACCTTTGCGACCTCTTCACGAAAAAGAAGGTGTCAGCCCTCACCGAAAGAATCAACGGAAAATTCAAGCGCGTCCGCTTCCGCCTCTTTATCGAGCAGCTCAACGGCGGGCTGAAGGAAGACTGCGAAGTCATGATCCCGCGCGACGACGGGACGCTGGTACCTTACACCTTCGCAAACAACGCCGCACGGATTAACGCAGGGCTGGAGATCATCAACACCCTCGCGGAGCATTGGAACATCAGAATGCCGGTGTTCATCGACAACGCCGAAAGCGTGACGCACCTCGAAAACTCCGACACGCAGATCATCCGGCTGGTAGTCAGCGAAGCAGACAAGAAGCTGAGGCTGGAGGTGGACGAATGAAAATCGGAACCAAAGTAATTATGAAAAACTGCGCGGAAGCCGAAAAGTACGCAGGAAGGATATGGACGACACGGTCAGAGTCGTGGGACTGCTGCGGAACAGAAGTCGTCCTCCTCGAAGGAAAAGCCGGTGGCTTTGCAACGGACTGCCTCGAAATTGTAGAGGAGGTGACGGGATGAACAATCAGAATCAGACCCTCTCGCTTGCGGGGGGGGTAGCCTTGAAAGACAATGAAGTATTCACCATAAAAGCCCGCAGGTGCAAACGCTGCGGCGGACTGCTGACAAGCAAGCAGGCAGTCGAAGATGGGTACGGTCACGTTTGCAAAATGAAAGCCGAAGCGGAGATCAGAGCCGCGCAGCCGGACCCGAATCAAATATCGCTTTTTGATGCCCTTGAGGCAGAAGAAGATAATAATTAAATACTGGAGGATTTAACAATGGCAACGAAAGAACTCACAACCACCAATCAGACCGCGCTCGACGCGCAGAAGACCGAGCAGCTCGCCACCAGCGAGAAATTCACGAACAAGGTTCTGAAGGAATTCGGCGGGAACGTCGCCGGAGCCTTGCAGGTAACCGACTACCAGAGGACGCTCATCCAGGGATACTTCATCGTGATCGACCGCGCCCTCAAGACGGCGGAGGAAGAACGCCTTCGTAAGAACGCCAACAACCGCGACCACAAATACGACAACAATTTGGCAGTCAACTGGAACACCGTAAACCTTAACGATCTCGCCCTCGACCTTGTGCATTACGCGCGAATGGGGCTGGACATGACGCAGGACAATATGCTCTTCCCGATCCCCTACAAGAACAACAAGCGCGACATTTACGACATCACCCTCATGGAAGGATACAACGGAATTCGCTACATCGCAGAGAAATATGCGGTTGAGGTTCCGACGGCGGTCACCATCGAAGTGGTGTACAGCACCGATACCTTCAAGCCCATCAAGAAGGGCAAGGACAACAGAGTGGAAAGCTACGAATTCGAGATCAACAACGCCTTCTCCAGAGGAGACATCGTCGGCGGCTTTGCCTACCTCGAATTTGCCGACCCCACCAAGAACGAACTCATCATCATGTCGATGCACGACATTGAAAAGAGAAAGCCTGCATACGCCAGCGCGAACTTCTGGGGCGGCAAGGGCAAGGAATGGAAAGACGGCAAACAGGTCGAGGTTGAACTTGAAGGCTGGAAAGATGAGATGGTACGCAAGACCATCATCCGCGAAGCCTTCAGCGCAAAGCACCTGCCGAGAGACCCGAAGAAGGTGGACGACAACTACCAGTACATGAAACTCCGCGAGACCAGATACGCCGAGATCGAAGCGCAGGCGGAAATCGCCGCCAATGCAAACGCGACGATGATCGACACGACACCTGCCCCGGCGGCACTTCCCGAAACTGCAGCACCCGCCCCGACGGTAGACACGGACACCGGCGAGGTTATCAACGCCGGATCGGCAGCACCGGCACCTGCAGACGGACCCGAATTTTAATGAACATCACGGTGATCGCATCCGGCAGCAGCGGCAACGCCTATCGCATAAGCGACGGCGATACAGCCCTCCTGCTTGATGCGGGAATACCGCTCCAGCGCATCAAGCAGGCGTTAAACTTCCGAGTGCGTGACATTGCAGGCTGCCTCATTACACACGCACACGGAGACCACGCCAAAGCCGCAGGAGACCTCGCAAAAGCAGGGGTAGACGTTTACACCAGTCAAGGGACAATCGACGCTTGCAGGCTCACAGGACACCGCATAAAGCCGGTGAAAGCATTGCAGGAAGTGATGATTGGAACCTTTGCGGTTTTGCCTTTCGACGTCCAGCACGACGCACCAGAACCGCTCGGCTTCCTTCTGACATCCCGCAGGACTGGAGAGAAGCTCCTATACTTCACGGATACCTACTACCTCAAATACCGCTTCACAGGGCTGACGCACATCATGGGAGAGTGCAACTACTCAATGGACATTGTCGAACAGAGCGTCCGAAACGGATACATACCGCCGGAGCTTGTGCCGCGACTGATTAAAAGCCACATGAGCCTCGAACACTTTCTCGACCTTCTGAAGGCGAACGACCTGCACGAAGTGAAACAGATATACCTCCTCCACCTCTCGAACAACAACAGCGACGCTGAACGGTTCCGCGAGGCGGTGCAGAAACTGACCGGCACGGAGGTGTACGTATGCTAACGAAAGGAGGAATCAAGGGTGGCGAGAACACGCAATATCAAGCCCGCGTTCTTCGACAATGACATTCTCGGAAGCCTCGACCCGCTGGTCAGATTGCTCTTCATCGGATTATGGTGCATTGCCGACCGTGACGGCAGGCTCGAAGACAGACCGCGACGCATTAAAAAAACCTTGCTCGGATACGACGACGCAACCGCCGAGGAGACAAACGGAATGCTCGAACAGCTCGCAGAAACGGGATTTATAATCCGCTACGAGACCGGCGGAGAGCAGTACATCCAGATCGTCAACTTCTCGAAGCACCAAAACCCTAACATGAAAGAGAAGGCAAGCGAAATACCACCCCCGCCCGGTTTCGAGATGGGGACATACAAAGAACACAGTACAAGCACAGTGCAAGCACAGTGCAAAGGTGAAGAAGAAACCGCACCACCACCGACCGAGACAGAAGGCGGCACCGAAGAAGGCGAAGTCCAGAAAACTCTCATCGAGGTAAGGTTTGCGGCATTCTGGGACGCATACCCGAACAAAAAAGCCAAGACTAACGCCCTCAAGGCATGGAATAAGATCAAGCCGAACGGCGACCTCTTCGACAAGATCATGCGGGCGGTAGATATCCAGAAGCGCAGCGAAGACTGGCAAAGGGAAAACGGAAGGTTCATACCGTACCCTGCGACATGGCTGAACGGCGGCTACTGGGACAACGAGGTCAAGGAGGTGAACACGAATGGAGAAGCTCAACACCAACAGCCTGCTGGCGGCAGCAATGGCGGCTCCGCTTTCACGGGTGGAGAAAGCCGAAATGGAACCCCCGCAGGATTTAAGTCAGAGTGAGACAGAGCAGGAACAGCTGGAGAACGACAAGCCGTACCAGATACGAAGCGACGTAGCAATCGCCGAGGGCTGGGCAATGTCAAAGCCCGCGCCAGAGCCTACAACCTGCCAATTCTGCGGAAAGACGCTCTACCATTACGGAATGAAGGAATTCACAGGCAAAAAGCAAGTCTTTGTATGGTTCGAGGAACCCGAACATTGCACCTGCGAACAGGCACAGGAATACTGGAAAGAGCAAGCGAGACTGAAAGCTGAGGCGGAAGCTGCCAAGAAAAGACAGGAAGAAGCCGACCGCATTCAGCGGCGCGTGACCAAACTCATCAAGGACAGCGGGATACGCGGACGCTTTGTCAACCGAACATTCGACCGCTTCGAGGTCAACGAGATCAACCGCAAGGCATACGAAAAATGCAAGCGGTACGCCGACAGCTTCCCGATCATGCTTCCCGACAAAGATGAACGCGGAAACGTGATACCGCCGCAGAAGGAGCGAAACGGATTATTCATCACCGGCAGCTACGGCACCGGCAAGACACATCTCGCCTGCGCCATTGCGAACCAGCTCATGCAAGGCGGAACACCGACCATCTGCATGACAATGATTGACCTGCTGGCGAAGATCAAAAACAGCTTCGAGAGCAACGAGAATGCCACCGAAGCCGAGATCATGAGATTATACGAGGAAATACCGCTCCTCGTAATTGACGACATAGGAAGCGAACAGCCCACTGAGTGGGGCATCACTCGCATTTACGCCATAATCAACGCACGGTACGAGGCTTATATGCCGACCATCGTGACAACCAACTACACCGCCGACGACCTCATCAGACGAATGACCCCGTCCTTCGGAGGGAAACTCGGCGACGTGAGAAATGCAGAAAAGACGCTCGACCGCCTCCGTGAAATGTGCGTGGGCATTGAGATGTACTGGGAAAGCTGGAGGACGAAGTAATGGACAGATTATTCATCGGCGACGCGCTCGAAGCCTTAAAACAAATACCGAGCGAGACGGTGGACACCTGCGTGACTTCGCCGCCATATTACGGACTGCGCGACTATGGGGCGGACGGACAAATCGGACTGGAGAAAACCCCAGACGAATACATCGACCGACTGGTTGACGTTTTCCACGAGGTCAAACGGACGCTGAAGAAGGACGGGACGCTCTGGATTGTCATTTCAGACAGCTACGCAGGATCCGGCAAGGGCGCAGCGAACTACCCGGACAACGCCAAGAAGTACAAACAAGGCACTAACCGAGGAATGCTCGGAGCCTCCGCCACCACGAAGATCAAAACGCCGGGCATCAAGGCGAAAGACCTCATCGGAATACCGTGGATGTTAGCGTTTGCGCTTCGCGCCGACGGCTGGTACCTTCGTAGCGACATCATATGGCACAAGCCGAACGTGATGCCGGAAAGCGTCAAAGACAGATGCACCCGTACATACGAACACATATTCATGCTGGCGAAAAGCCGCCGGTATTACTACGATGCCGACGCGGTTCTCGTTCCGGCGCATTACGACGGCCGCACAGAGACACTCAACAAGGGCAGCTCGAAATATGCCGACCGAATCGTACCAGGCAAGACACCGCAGAGCCAGCATACAGCGGGTAAACCCCACCAGCGGTGGAGGTTCAAAGACGGAAAGGCGGTCAAAAATCGCCGCGACCTCTGGACGGTCAACACAAAGCCGTACAAGGGCGCACACTTCGCTACCTTCCCCCCAGAGCTGATAGAACCCTGCATACTGGCAGGCAGCAGAGCCGGAGGCACAGTCCTCGACCCGTTCCTCGGCAGCGGGACAACCGCAGAAGTGGCACACCGCCTCGGACGCGAATGCATCGGCATAGAGCTGAATCCAGATTACAAAACACTCATCATCCAAAGAACAGGAGGACAAAACAATGGCAAAGAAGAACTGCCGAATGACTGACGACGAGCGAGCCATTCACGACAGAGCCGTGAGCCTTCGGAAAATGACCGACCGGCAGCTCTGTGACACTATGGATCGCCAGCACAGCACCGGCATCGACGAAGGAATCAGACTGGCAGCGGAAAACAACGCCAAGCAAAAGACCGACCGCGAAGTCGTGGAACGCTTCATCGGTTACCTTGAGGGCAAGGTCGGCACCGGCAACGGCATCGGCGGCGGCACGACATACCGCCTCTACAAAGAGCTGGACGCGGCGGTCGCTGACGGCGTTCTCGGAGGTGCGAGATGAGCGTCAAGATTTACATACGAGACAACACCAGCGGCACGGTACATGAATACGGAACAAACCCACACGACGCGCTGATCCTGCAGGAGGACGGCAGCCTTCACTACGAGAACCTGCAAAACTGCACAGGCACAATGCACCCCGAAGAAGGCTATAGCTTCTGCACGGTGAGCGGCAAGCCGCCGGAGGACACGGACGGAGAAAGGCTCGTCGACATCGGCGGAGAGCGCACAGGAATAAACTGCGACAAATGCCGCTGGCAAAACCGACATCAGAAATGCTCCTGCTGCAGACGAAATCCGAACCTCAAGGACTGCTACCAGCTGGATGCAAAGAAGGCGGTGCGGTTATGAAAGCATACAGCCAAGCAAACAGAGGAAAGCCGTTCGAGGACTTCCTCAAATTTGTGCATCAGAGATACCAACAGAGCGGCACTGCCTGCGTCCACAAAGTGCCGACCGAATTCATCCCGATAAGGAACGCTCGCGGCGAGGTTTGCAACTGCAAGGTCGAAGAAAAGAGCTGCGTCGATTACCTCGGAAGATACCGCAGCACCCCCGTGGCGGTCGAAGCAAAGCACGAAGAAGGCGCGAGAATCGCATTCAACCGCGTAGAGCCTCACCAAGCCGACTACATGGACGACTACACCAAAGACCCCGAAGCGGTCGGAATTGTGATCGTGAGCTTTAGCCTGCGCCGCTTCTTCGCGGTACCGTGGGAATTTTGGAAAGCAGCAAGGGATGCATGGAACAACAAACCGAACCCGAAATCAACGAAAGCCCCAGTCGAGACGGTCAAAGCCTACGGCTGGGAATGGCAAACACCGGGTATGGCGAGCGTTTCGCCGGAGCAACTTCTCCCAGAATGGGAGATACGCGCAGGCGGCACAACAGGACTGCCGTACCTCAACATCATAGACCGAATGAAAGGAGGACACACAGAATGAAACTTGTGCTTCAGATCATCCTCGCGGCGTTCATGGTTTTGTATTTCTGCGGAGTAATCGGCGCGAAGCAGGAGCGGGAAAGAGGCTTCTACCTCGCCGCCGCGCTTCTGATTGCCGTCGCCCTTATCGTAACAATCGCCATTTTATGAGAGGAGGAACGACATGGCAGAACCAAGAGAAGATAGAGCAATCTCCGGCGCGTTCGACTACCTCAAGATCAGCCGAGCGGTGCGGAAGATGCCGATGATTACAATTTACGACCACCCGACGGACTACCCCGACAGTTTCGTCGCCCGCGTCTGGGACTGCAACACCCCGACGCACCTAATCGCGCTGGCGGATACGCTGGAAGCAATCAGAGCGACCATACCGCCGAACATGACCTGCCTGCCGCACATGGCGGGAGACGACCCCTGCATCGTGGAGGTGTGGCTATGATTTTATGCGAAAAGAAGAAAATGGACGGCAAGTGCCGACTTCAAATTCCGACCGCATTCATCATTGAAGCCGGAGGAACGCCTAACGGCATGGCTTATGTTTCGTTCGACGAGGACACGAAAGAGATCAAGATCACCGTAAACAAAAAACAGCCGGATCCAGCACCGGCACATTAAAGGAGGAACCACCATGAAAATCAAAGCAAAGAAGACCAGAGAGAACCTCATCCGCAAAATGCTCCGCCGCCGCAAGGCACAGGAGACGGCAGGCAAGCCGACCGGCTTCTACCCTCGCCACCTTGCCCGCAGCATCGCAAAGGCGAACATGAGGAAAGCAGGCGTTCAGCACGTCAACCGCAACTTCGCGCTGAATTGGAAGAACTGGGTAACGAGGTAAGGAGGCATGAGCGTGGAAAAATTAAACACCATACAGAAGCGAAATAACCTCAACGAGGTGTACCGCAATGATGAACCCGGCGCAGGCGGAGCCTGTCACGTCTACGTGATCTGCCACCGCGTATTCCCTGTCGGTGAGAAAGAAAGGAGCGTCCCTATTGCAGAAATCGTCTTCCAACACGGACCCCGAAATGAAGAAGGCAGCGCGACAGGCATTCTCGACGCAGACCTTCTCGAAATCGTCCGCGACCGCTTGAAGGCTTTCCAGACTGGCGAATACGCCACCAGGGAGAACGCCTGCGCGATTACGCACATAGAAGAAGCTCTCATGTGGATGAACAAACGAGCCGAGGATAGAGCCGAGAGAGGCGTACTCGGCACGATGCAGAAGTAAGGAGGTCAATATGAAATATTTTCTCACCGCCGAGCAGGCGGAACAACTTCTTCCCGAAGGCGACACGGTTCACACATTCTACAACAACGGACCCATGCTCACCGGCGCAGACTGGAGCAGAAGTGAAATCATCGACAAGCTGAAGCACAGCGACCACATCGAACTGACCGGCGAAAGCGCACGGGCGATGAAACACGGAATGTGCGCCTACAACGACGGCGCGAAATTGTCTAACGTCCTTTTTATCGAGACGGTCGAAGAAAAGGTCGCCGCGCTCGAATCGACCATCGAGCCGGACGAACTCAAGCCCTGCCCCTTCTGCGGCGCACCGGCGCAGCACAAAGAACTGAACGGACGATATGCGGTCGAATGCACAAAGAAATGCGTCGGCACTCGGATATTTGCTGACAAGGACAGAGCGACCGAAACATGGAACAGGAGGGTATAAAATGCGCTTATTTTCAACCGAACAGGTATCAAAATACCACCCAGACAAGTACGCCGACCAGATCAGCGACGCTGTCCTCGACGCTTGCCTCAACGAAGACATAAACAGCCGTGTCGCTTGCGAATGCATGGTCAAGGGCGAGACGGTAATTCTCGCCGGAGAAATCACCACAAAAGCCAACCCGAACTACGCCGCCATCGTCAACAGAGTGGCGCACAAGCTCGGATACAAGGCGAGCAACATCATCACCTACATAGACCGGCAGTCGCCAGAGATCGCCAAAGGAATCGAAAACGGCGGTGCAGGAGATCAAGGCATGATGTACGGCTACGCCTGCAGCGACACCGAAAGCCTCCTCCCTTACGGCTTCGACCTCGCAAACCGCATCATCGCCGCCATTGAAAGAGACGTGGAGACCCCCGGCTCAATCCTTCTCGGAGACGCAAAGTGCCAGGTCACCACGGACATCGACGCACAACCCGGACACGACATGGTGGAGCGCGTCCTCGTTTCCGTGTGCCACCGCCCCGACCAGAGCGTCGAAACGGTGCGCCGCCTCATTCAGAGCATTCTCTTTGACCTCGGTGTCGACAACCACACGACGGAAATCATCGTAAACCCCGCTGGAGCATGGACGCTCGGCGGACCCGCTGCAGATTGCGGACTGACCGGCAGGAAGATCGTATGCGACCAGTACGGCGGATACTGCCCCGTGGGCGGCGGAGCCTTCTCCGGCAAAGACCCCTCGAAGGTCGACCGCAGCGGCGCATACATGGCTCGGAAAATTGCCTGCGACCTTCTGAAAAAGCACAGCCTCGGCTGGTGCGAGGTTCAGATCGCATACGCCATCGGACTGGCGCAGCCGGTGAGCGTTACCGTAGACAGCCCGCTGACCGCAAGGAACGCTGGCTACGCCGACGAGGTAATGAGAGACTATGACCTCACCCCGAACGGCATCATCAAAGCACTCAACCTGCACCGTGAAAGATACGAGACGCTGGCGGAGGGCTGTCATTTCAGAGAAGGAGGCATCATCAGATGAACGCAAGGAAAGAGGAAAACATTCTCCTGCAGGCAATCGTCGAATACGGCGCAGAAGCCCAGACCGACATGATGATCGAGGAAATGAGCGAACTCACAAAAGCCCTGCTCAAACACCGGCGCAAAGAGGGCAAAGAAACCCTCGACAACATCCTCGAAGAAATCGCCGACGTCCAGATCATGCTCGACCAGATGAAGCTCATCCACGACGACGGAAAAGCGACCGACGAATACCGCAACGCGAAGCTCCTCCGCCTTGCCGCCAGACTGGGTATTTATACGGACACCGCGCAGGGCGGGCTTCAGAGCGCGACATGAAGACGGAAATGACGCGAACCATTGAGCAGGCGATCATTGAATGGAATCCAGCGCAGATCGGCGACATCAAAGTAAACAAATTCCGGGCGCACCATACAGGGCTGGAAGTCCCAGCAGAGTGCGGCACGACCACCGGCGGCATCGTTGATGCCGTCCGAGTGTCGGAATACTTCGGAGACATCATAACCACCCACCACTGCGGAATGGGACGCTGGAAAGCCAGAACAGGAAGCGATATACAATGCCCAGACGGAAAGGTGGTCAAAGGTGAGCCGGAGTGCGAACATTACGGCTGCCGATGGAATCGCCTCCGCCGAGAGGGAACGCCGCAGGTGCTTATAACCTGCTTCGAGGTCAAGGTGACAAAAAGCGACTTCAAGAGCGAACACGGTCACAATTTCGTCGGAAACATGAACTACTACGCCGTGCCGGAGGAAATCTACAAGGACATCGAGCCGCTGGTACCGGAAGGCATCGGAATACTGGTCTACCTACACCGAGGGCAGTACGTCGGGCTGAGAAGCAAGCGAAAGCCGACATTCAGACCAATGACGCACGAAGAACAAAAGTGGATGATCCTCTCGGTATTCAAGCGAGTGCGAGACATGGACTACGCACGATACCTCGAAACGATCAGAAGGAGGAACGAAATATGATGAACAAAAGCAAAATCGACTGGTGCGATTTTTCGTGGAACCCCGTCACCGGCTGCTACCACACCTGCGAGTATTGCTACGCCAGAAAGCAGGCGCGACGCTTCTGCGGAGACACCAGACTGAACATGAGCAGCGGGCAGATAAATCAGTACATCGGCGACGACATGACCGGCAAGGTATGCTACACCCTGCCGCAACCGTTCAAAAATGGGAGCGGAGCGACCGTGCCGTTTCCCGTCGGCTTCCTGCCGACGCTACACGAATACCGCCTGCAGATGCCCGCCCAGAAGAAGAAACCGGCGAACATTTTCGTCTGCAGCATGGCTGATCTTTTCGGAGAATGGGTGCCGGAAAGCTGGATACTCCGAGTATTTGAAGCCTGCAAAGCGGCACCCCAGCATAACTACCTGTTTTTGACGAAGAACCCGCAGCGATACTGCGAACTCGCCAACGCTGGGAATCTCCCCGCCCTCGACAACTTCTGGTACGGCTCAACCGTGACAAAGAAAGAGGATCGACACTTCGGCGGAAGCATTCGATACAACACCTTCATCAGCATAGAACCGATGCTCGAACCTCTCGACGTCGGAATCGGCAGCTTCGGCGGCGCAAGGTGGATCATCGTCGGAGCGGAAACAGGAAACCGCGCAGGAAAGGTCAAGCCGGAGCGTGAATGGATCGAGAACATCGTCGAGACAGCAAGGATCACCGGTGCGGCGGTTCTTCTCAAAGACAGCGATACCATGCGCGAAGTCTGGGGAGACGACATACTGCAGGAATTCCCGCCGGAACTCGAACACGACGACGCAGAAATACCGCACTGCAAAGAATGCCAGCACGTCGCACGGGAGCAGCAAGGCGACCGAGGCACGGCATACTTCTGCGGATCCGCGAACAACAAACACATCCCCGGACGCTACACCAGAACATCCCCGATGTGGTGTCCGAAGCGAAGAAAGGAGAAGTAATCATGGGAAGACCATACCCGATAGAATTCTGCGGCAACTGCGGCATAGGTCAGAGAAACAAGGAGGAAAACCCCTGCTTTTGCGATTATTACTCGCCGGGGATAGGGACGGACAGCCGATGTACGAGCTGGACACCGGCGCACTTCCTCCATTACGAGAGGGTGGTCTACATCTGCAGCCCCATGAAAGGCAATATCGCGGAGAACGTGCGGAAGGCGCAAGCCTTCTGCGCGGCCGCAATAGCCTCCCACGCAATCCCTGTCTGCCCGCATTACTTCTTCTCGAAACTCCTCGACGAGAGATACCCCGCTGATCGAAACCTCGGAATAGAAATGGGAATCGAACTCTTGAAGAAATGCGACGAGATATGGGTGTTCGGAGAGCCGAGCGAGGGCATGAGGGCAGAAATCGAAGAAGCAAGAAGCCTGCGGCTTCCTGTCGTGCAAATACCGCAGAGCGCAATCAACAGAATACTGGAAAAGGAGAACGAGAACAATGGCTGACATCAACAGATGCATATTCACAGGCAGGATCGGAACGGATACGGAACTGAAGACCACGCCCAGCGGCGTGAGCGTCTGCACCTTCCGCCTTGCCGTGGAGAGACCAAAGGCAAAGGACGCAGAAAAAGCCGAGACGGACTGGCTCGACATCGTGACATGGAGACAGCAGGCAGAGTTTGTATCACGGTACCTCGGCAAAGGCAGAAAGGTAGTCGTGGAAGGAGCCGCCAGAACCCGCGTCTGGGAAGATAAAGACGGCAAGAAGCGCAAGGCGGTGGAATTCCATGCGACGCAGGTCGTCCCTGCCGACAGCAGACCGCAGAGCCAGAACGGAAACACCGGCGCGAACGAAGGATATACGCCTGCACCGATGGCGGACTTCACCGAAGTCGGCGAAGACGAAGACCTGCCATTCTGAAAGGAGGCGCGACAATGACAGAACCGAAAGAGGTAACCGCAAAAGAAGCACTGGGCATCGTTCGCACCAGAAACCCGATAGGACGCTTCTGGCAGAAGGACGGAGACCTGTACATCGGAATCGACAATACCACCGGCGACGCATGGGTGGAGGAATTCACCGCCCTCGAATATTGCCTCGCATGGCTTGAAGGGAGGAACGCACAATGAACAGCAAAGAGAGCATGGGGAGCGTAGCAGGATACGCGGCGGTCGGGGCGAGGATGCTCGAAATCGCCACGGCACGTGGAATCGAAAAAGGCATCGAGGCAGGTGTGAGGGCGGCAATGGACTACCTCGCGGAAGAACGAGAAAAGACCCGCAAGAGCAGGTACGACCGCAGGCTGCACAACACCCGCCTACTTCTGAAGAACTACCGCTCATTCAAGAAACACGCAGAGGGCGCAATTTACAACGCCAAGCAGGTCAAAGAGAGTGCAATCGACATACTGGACGGGCTGGACGACGCAATGCTGGGCAACGAGACCTACATCGACGGCATCAAAAAGAGCCAGCAGCGGACAATCATCATCCTGCATCACGTCGAAGAAATGCTCCGCTTCTACCGCATAAGCTGCGAGCAGAGCGGAAAGCCGGAGGAAATGCGCCGTTACCGCATCATCATGGGCTTATATATCGACGACGAAAAAGTGACTGCCCAGCAGCTCGCGGAAAAAGAGAACGTCGAAGCCCGCACAATTTACAAAGATGTGACGGCAGCGATAAAGCCGCTAAGTGCGCTTATATTCGGCATTGACAGCCTCAAAACCGAATGATGAAAGCACCGTACAAGCACCATACACGCACGGGGCAAAAACAGGGCATTTAATCGGCATAAGAAAAGTGATAAAATGATAACGTGGAGGATTGGAACAATGGCAAAAAAGAAGACCAAGAACACCTTCATCGGTATCGACTATGAGACCGCAGCCACACCGAAAGCGCAAGCCGACGGTGTGCCGGTTTTCTGCTCTCACGATGCCATCATCGGCATAGAGAAAGCGATACCGAACCCGAAGAACCCGAACCAGCACGACGACAAACAAGTCGAGCTGCTCGGAAGCATTATCGAAGCGACAGGCTGGAGACAGCCTATCACCATCAGCAAAAGGAGCGGCTTCATCGTAAAAGGACACGGACGACTGATGGCGGCTATCAAAAAGGGCTGGAAGGAAGTCCCTGTGGATTACCAAGAGTACAGCAACGATGCCGAGGAATGGGCAGACCTTATCGCAGACAACCGTCTGGCGGAACTCTCCACCCTCGACACGGGACGCTTGATAGACCTCATCGGCGACATGGACACCGGCGAAGCCCCGATAGAACTCACCGGCTACACCGAGGAGGACATCGCGGAGATCATAGCCGCAATGGAAGGCGCAGACGACACGGTAGACGACAAAGCGGACGCAGTCGAAGCACCTACAAACATTCCAATGTCAAAAGCCGGAGACCTCTGGTGCCTCGGACAGCACCGTCTCATCTGCGGAAGTGCGACGGACGAAAAGACCGTCGACCGTCTGATGCAGGGAGAAAAAGCAGACCTTGTCAACACCGACCCGCCCTACGGCGTGAGCTACGAAACGCAGAGCGGCAAGTTTGACATGATCCAGAACGACGACCTCACCGGCGACGACTTAATGAAGACCCTGCTCATTCCGGCGTTCAAGAACTACGCCAGAATCACCAACGACGACGCAGCCTTTTATATCTGGCACGCCAGCAGTACGCGCCGCGACTTCGAGGACGCTATGACGGCGGCAGGCATCGTCGAAAAGCAGTACATCGTCTGGGTAAAGACTGCGCCTGTTCTCGGACACGCCGACTACCAATGGGCGCACGAACCCTGCTTCTATGCAGAAAAGGCAGGACAGAGCGCGCACTTCTATGGTGACCGTTCGCAGAGAACAACATGGAAGGTCGTCCTTCGAGCCGAAGACGGAACAGCAACCGTCCTCTCCGGCGGCGTAGTCCTCACCGACGGTGCAGGCAACAAACTCTACCTCGCCGACAAGGTGCCGAAGGGCAAGAAGATGCGCTACATCAGACTGAGCGAAGGTCGGAGCGTTTCGCTTTATTCAACGGAATGCGACCGCGCCACAGACACATGGGAAGTCAGCCGCGAGACCAACACCGAACACCCGACACAGAAGCCGGTGGAACTTGCGGTCAGAGCCATAGACAACAGCACCGAACCGGGCGACCTCGTCGTCGACTTCTTCGGTGGATCCGGCAGCACCCTGCGCGGAGCAGAGCTGACCGGCAGACGATGCTATACCATCGAACTCGACCCGCGATATTGTGACGTCATAATCAACAGCTACGTCAAACTCACAGGGAACATCGGAGTAACCTGCGAAAGAGACGGAGAGGTTCTGCAATACGCAGAATTGAAAAAGGAAAATGATGCCAAAAATGCGGGGGGGGGGGGGGGCTTATCAGCCTCTGGAGAGCCGCAAGGCGAACCTTCCGGCGACTGATGGCGAAGCTCCGCCGACAACTGAATAAAACCATTTAAGGGCAGGCTGGAAACGGTCTGCCCTTTCACTTTGCAATGAAAGGAGGACGCACAATGGCAGCCACAACGAAAAAAACGGGCGCAGGAGCAACGAAAGCCGCAAAGACGGATAAGAAGACACCCACGAAGAAAAAGCCCGCCAAAAAGCCCGTGAAGCCCACAGAGGAGATGCCGGAGAACATCTGGGAGAAGCTCCCCACAGAAAACGTCAACCAGTATGCTCAATTCGCCGCATACAGAGACATGGCGTACAAAGGCGGAGCGGAAGCGGTCGACGAAAAAGGGCGCGTCACTTACAACCGCCGAACTGAGAAGCGAAGCCTGCGGAGGCTGGCGACAGAACTCAACCTCGCCAATTCCCGACCGCTGGAATTGCTCTCGGTCAAATTCGACTGGCAAAGCCGCGTCGAAGCCTACGACATAGACCTCGACCGCCGCGCCAGACAAGCGCAGGAGGAAGCGGTCATAAAGATGCGCGAAGATCACGCGCTGCTGGGGGCGCAGATGATCCGCAAAGCCTTGTCGCGCCTTCTCAAGATGCCGGAGGAAGAAATCTCCGCCGGAGACCTTGTGCGGCTGGCGGATGTCGGGGTAAAAATCGAGAGGTTAAGCCGAGGCGAAAGCACCGAGAACCAGAACGTGAGCGGCAAGGTCGCCCACGAAGGAACCGTCAAGGTATCGGTCGAAACGCAGGCGAATCTGAAAGACCTCTCGGACGAGGAGCTGGCGCAGCTTGAACAGCTACTGGGAAAAGTACATCAAAAGCCCAGCGTTTGACGTTTCCGCCCTGCAGAACGCCATACAGCGCGAAAAAGCAGAGCGAAGCCTCGGCGCATTCATTCAGCAGGCGTGGGACGTTATCGAGCCGGGAACAGCCTACATCGACAACTGGCACATTGAACTGATAGCCGAACACCTGCAGGCGGTCAACGACGGAGAACTCCGGCGGCTGATCATCAACATACCACCCCGACACATGAAGTCAATCGAAGCCACCGTCTGCTACCCCGTGTGGACATGGACGAAAAGCCCAGAGAAACGCTTCATCAAGGTATCGTACAGCGACAGCCTCTCACGAAAGCACAACATTCTATCGAGAGACATCATCCGCAGTCCGTGGTACCAGGGCAACTGGGGCGACCGCTTCGTGCTGAAGGACGACGTAAATCGACAGAACGAATTCGAGAACAACCACCACGGGATGATGTTCTCCACCAGCGTCGGCGGCGCAATCACAGGTAACGGTGCAGACGTAATCATCATAGACGACCCCCAGAACCCGCTCATGGCGAATTCAGAGACCGAGCGGCAGAACAGCATAGACTTCTTCAAAAACACGCTCCAGACCCGTCTGAACGACCCGAAGACTGGCGCGTTTATCATAATCATGCAGAGGCTGCACGAAAATGACCTTACCGGCTACATTCTCGCGGAAGACCTCGGCTATACGCATTTATGCCTACCGGCAGAAGCACCGGCGCGGACGATTATCACTTTCCCGAAGACGGGGCGGCAGGTCGTCCGAGAAGAAGGCGACATACTCAACCCGCAGCGTTTCGACCACGAAGTCCTCGCAGGGCTGAAAAAGAGCATGGGCAGCCTGCAATACGCCGGACAGTTTCAACAGGTGCCAGCACCGGCGGAAGGCGTAATCTTCAAGCGCGAATGGCTCCACAACTTCTACAGCGACGGAGCAGCACCGCAGACCACCGACATCCAGTCGTGGGATATGGCATTCACGAAAAGCGAAGGCTCGGCGAAGGTCGCGGGCTTCGTTATGGGGCGCAAGGGTGCAGATATCTACATCAAAGACCTTGTAAACGACAAAATGACCTTCACGGAATCCGTGGCAGCGGTCAGAACCCTCTCCGGCAAATGGAGCAGAGCCAGAGCGAAGGTAATCGAGAATAAAGCGAACGGACCCGCAATCGTTGACCTTTTGAAAAAGGAAATCGCCGGAATGGTTGAATTCAACCCCAAAGGAAGCAAAGAGGAACGCGCGATCAGCGTAACCCCGTACTTTGAGGCAGGAAATATCCACTTTCCAGACCCGAAGACGCACCCGTGGGTGGACGATCTCATCCGCGACCTGCTCATCTTCCCGAAAGGCACCTTCAAAGACACCACCGACGCGCTGGTACAGGGCATTCTTTATCTGATGGATAAACCGACCACGTCGGGTCCACCGAGGACGACCGCACTCACCAAAAACAGCTACTGGCGCGGGAAATAAGGCAACATCATACAAGCACCGTGCAAGCATTATAAAAGCACACAACAAAAACTGCCTTAAACCTTAAACCTTATACCCTAAACCTTAAACGGATATACCTTAAACCTCATACGGGCAAACCGCACCCGCCTACCGGCTGGTGCTTTTGCAAATAAAACCCAGAAGAAAGGAGGAAATCACATGGGCAATTCACTCAAAGAACTCGGTCGCCTCGGTCAGAAACGATACGGCGGCTTTTTTTACGAAGAATTCCTGCGAGAGCTGCAGGGCAAAAAAGGAATGGCAGTCTACCAAGAGATGAGCGAAAACGACGACACCATCGGCGCGATCCTTTTCTCGATAGAAATGCTCATCCGACAAGCGTCGTGGGACGTTCAGCCCGGAGGAACGACACCGGCGGACGAAGAAGCGCGAGACTTCGTACTGTCGTGCATGGACGACATGAGCGACACATGGAGCGACACGATCTCCGAAATCCTATCCTTCCTCACATACGGATGGAGCGCACACGAAATCGTCTACAAGCGCAGGTGCGGAAAGCGAAGTGACCCGCAACTCCGAAGCAAGTACACCGACGGCTTGATCGGCTGGCAGAAGCTCCCTATCCGAAGCCAAGACACGCTCTACGAATGGCTGTACGATGACAACGACAACATCAGAGGCATCATACAGAACCCGCCTCCCGACTTCGGTTTTATCGAAATCCCCGTCGAGAAGCTGCTGCTCTTCAAGACCAAGAGCCGCAAGGGCAACCCCGAAGGGCGCAGTATTCTGCGTAACGCTTACCGCGACTGGTACTTCAAGAGACGCATTCAAGAGATAGAGGGCATCGGCATCGAAAGAGACCTCGCCGGTTTCCCTGTTCTCACTGCGCCGGAAGGGCTGGACATTTGGAACGCAGAAGACCCCGAAATGGTGGCGATCAAGAACGCCGCCGAGAACATCGTCCAGAATATCCGCAGGGACAGCCTCGAAGGGCTGGTCGCACCGAACGGCTGGGAATTGAAACTTCTCACGTCCGGCGGTCAGCGGCAGTTTGACACCAGCGCAGTCATTGAACGATACGACAGCCGTATGGCAATGACCTGCATGGCGGACTTCATTCTGCTCGGACACCAGAACGTCGGCAGCTTCGCCCTTTCGAGCGACAAGACGAAGATGTTCTCAATGGCAATCGGCAGCTACCTCGACATCATCTGCGAGGTTTTCAACAACCAGGCAATCCCTGCGCTTATCGACATCAACGGCGACTACTTCTCCGGCATCACGGACTACCCGACATTGACGCACGGCGACGTGGAAGACGCGAACCTCGAAAAGCTCGGCGATTACATCAGCAAGATGATCACCTGCGGCGCACTCATTCCCGACGAGAGCGTGGAAGACTTCGTGCGCGAACAGGCAGGAATGCCAGAACGCCTCGAAGACTGGGACGAAGCCGAGGACACATCCGCCAGCGACGGCGGAACAGACCAAAACGGCAACCAGCAGAATGCAGGTGCCGCACCCTCCGCAGATGAGCCGCCCAAAGGCACCGCCGGAACAACCCGCACGACGAGCAGTGAAGACGACCTCGACGACGACGAGGAGGAGGATACCGAGGACGACGAAAAGGACGACCTCGACAAAGCAAGAGCCGCACGAAAACGGCTGGGGAGGCGAGGCGGATAATGCAGAAGCGCAAACCACAACGGCTGGTAAAAGCCAAGCGTAAAACCAAAGCGCAATACAACGCGCTGCACCGCCTCAATTCCTTTATCAATGGCAACGACAAGAAGCTCGTGCGCTTTCTCGTGACCATGTGGAAAGACCAAGAAGCAGCAATCACCTACAAGGAACTGCGCGAAGCCATTCTCGTGGGAACGCTGACAGAGGAAACATTCAAAGCGTGGCAGGAAGACTATGCGGTCTTCTTCAACCGCTATCTGAAGGACATCCTCGAAGGCGCAACGACCACCGGCGGCAAAGAGCTGGCGGCGGCACTTCTCTCCGGCAAGGACGTGTACACTCCGATGCTGACCGGCATCGACAACTGGATAACCGTCCACGGCGCGGAGTGGATCACACAAATGTCGGATGAAGCCAAAGAAGCCGTATCTTCGATGATACGATATAGCGCAAAAGGTAACATCGGCGTGGACGAACTCGCACGAATCATTAGACCGACAATCGGGCTGACAGAACCGCAGAGCCTCGCCAACGCACACTACTACGAAAGCTGCCGCGAACGGCTGAAAAAGCAACTCATGGAGAAATACCCGACCATGAAAGAAGCCACAGCCGAGAAGCAGGCGGCGAAACGCGCAAGAGAATCCGCCCTGCGGTATGCCGGAAGACAGCACCGCGAGAGGGCGCAAATGATAGCCGAGACCGAACTCGCCTACGCTTATAACAAAGGCGCGGACGACGCAATCCACCAGGCACAGGACGCAGGTCTGATGCCGAGGATGAGAGCCAAGTGGAGTACAGCCGCCGACGAAGGAGTATGCGGCATTTGTGCCTCGCTTGACGGCGTGGAAATCGACCTCGGCGACAGTTTCGACTACAAAGGCAAGAGCCTCTACGGAGGACAGAAGCAAACCCCACCGGCACACCCGCGCTGCAGATGCGCTCTCTGCTATGTGGAGGTTGACGAATGAAAGGAGCGAAGAACATGGAGCAAGGCACAATCAACGGCTGCTTCAAAATTCAGAAGCACGACGACGATAAAAGAATCGCCTTCGGCTGGGCTTATCAATGCGTGACCAAGACCGGCGAGCAATGCGTAGACCACAGTGGCGACATTGTCGACATTGCCGACATGGAAAAAGCCGCCTACCGTTTCGTGAAATTCTACCGTGAAGGTAGCGACAATCACGAACGCGGCGGAATCGGCACCATGATCGAGAGTATGATGTTCACCAAAGAAAAGGCAGCAGCTCTCGGCATTCCCGACGGCATGATGCCGGAAGGCTGGTGGGTCGGCTTCGAAGTGACCGACGAGGACGTCTGGAAGAAAATCAAATCCGGCGTTTACAAGATGTTCTCCATTGAAGGGACAGCGTCCCGCGTGGAAATTTAACGATAGACCGAGAGGCGGCGAAAGCCGTCTCTTTGTTTATAAAAATTCCGCAGAAAGGAGGTAAAAGCAAAGATGCAGAAGCTCGAAAATTTGGAAATCACCAAAGTGGCGTTTGTGCCGGAGGGCGATAACAAGAAAGCGGATGTCCTGCTCTTCAAGAGCAAGCCCGCCGAACCAGCGGCAGCAGAGCCGCCTACCATTACCGCCACCGAGGCAGAAGCCAACGTCATGAAGCGCGTACTGCTTGCCATTGGTAAAGCCTTCGGCTTTGACAAGGCTGAAAGTACGAACAACAACGAGGGCGACCCGACTGCGGACAACAAAGGACAGAAGCAGGACCCCGCCGCCTCAAATACCACACCTGCCGGATCTACCGAAGACCCGGACAACAAAACCAAGAAAGGAGTCGATGAAGACATGAAAATCGACAAGAGCAAACTCACCGCCGAGGAACTGGCACAGCTCGAAGCCATCGAAAAGAAGGCTGGCGTGACCGAAGACCCGGCACCTGCCGCAACCGACCCCGCCCCTGCTACTGATCCTGTCAGCAAGCAGACGACCGGCACTCCTGCGGCCGCAGACCCCGCCGCCGAAGGCGACGACATCTACAAAGGACTGCACCCCGCAGTCGCAGCGGAGCTGAAAGAACTCCGCAAGAGAGCAGACGCTGCAGAGGAGCGCGAGCTTCAGAGCGTAGCAAAGAAGTACGAAATCCTCGGCAAGAAGCCCGACGAACTCGTCAAAACGCTGAAATCGCTCAAGAGCAACGGCGGCACTGCCTACGACGACATGATCGGCATTCTCGACGCTTCCCTCGCAGCCGTTGAGAAGTCCGGCGCATTCCGCGAAATCGGAAAGTCCGGCAGCGGCACACCCGACGCATGGGCGCAGATTGAGAAGCACGCCGACGAAATCCTCAAGGCTGCTCCGACCATGACCCGCGCACAGGCTATCGACAAAGCCTGCGATCAGCACCCCGAACTCGTAGCCGAATACGAGCAGAACAGATAAGGAGGTACACGTAATGAGCTACTATGGAAATACCATCAACGACAGCCCCGTAATCGTGGGCAAAGCAACCGCAGCCCTCTCCGGCGCGGAATTTCTCGCCGTGAAGTTTGACGCGAACGGCGGAATCGTAAAAGCCAGCACCGCTGGCGAAGCTGTCCTCGGTCTCCTCCCTGCCGAGCAGGGCAACGTCGCAGCAGGCGACGACGTGACCGTACAGATCAAGGAATGCGGTCTCTGGAAGGCTGGCGCAGCAGTCGCTGCCGGTGCGCTTCTCACCGCCGACGCAGACGGAAAGTGCAAGACCGCCGCTGCCGGAAACTTTATTCTTGCGGTCGCGCTTGAGAAAGCGTCTGCCGCAGGCGACATCATCAAAGTCCAGATTTGCAAGGCTGGCTACGTCAACCCTGCAGCATCTCAGGTCTAACCAGAAGGAGGAATAAGCAATGAAAACCACTAACGCAGGCATCCAGTCCCAGATTGCAAAAGGCTGGAAGCCGAACAACTACCTCACGAACCTGTCGATGGCGTACTTTGCCAATCCGGCAGACTTCGTGGCGACGAAAATCTTCCCGATTTGCCCCGTCGCACAGAGCGCAAGCTACTACTACAAATTCAGCAAGGCAGACCTCGCTCGTGACAATGTGAGCCGCAAGCCTGCCTTCGGTAAGGTTCAGCCCGCGATCATGGGGCAGACCGACGACACCTACAAGTGCGAGGTTGACCAGATCATCGTCGGCATCGACCAGATCGGCACCCTCGACTTTCAGAGAAGCCACGCCCCCGGCGTCGCGGATCCGCGCAAGGCGAAGGTTCGCTTCGCAACCGAGCAGATGCTCCTGCACCAGGACATCCTCTTTGCGAAGAACTTCTTCAAGGCTGGCGTATGGAACAACGAGTACGCAGGCGTAGCCTCTACTCCGTCCGGCAAGCAGTTTTTGAAGTTTTCTGACAGCAACTTCGACCCCGTTCACTTCTTCGACCAGCTCAAGACTGAGATCAAGAAAAACGGTCGCCGCACTCCGAACAAGCTCGCCCTCGGCATTGAGGCTTTCAACGCCCTCAAAATCCACGGCGACATCGTGGAGCGCGTGAAGTACACCGGCAGCTCTGCCAACCCCGCCATCGTGAACGAGAAAGTCCTCGCCGAACTCTTCGGCATCAAGGAAGTCGTCGTTCTGGAATCCACCTACAACAGCGCAGGCATCGGCGGCGAGAACATGGACTTCATCTGCGACCCGAAGGGTGCGCTCCTCTGCTACGCAACCGACGCTCCCGCCATTGATGAGCCGTCCGCCGGTTACATCTTCACGTGGGATATGCTTGGAAACGGTCAGCCCGTGGCGTTCGACCAGTACGAGGGCGAAAAGGGTACCCACAGCGAGTACATCGAGGGCATTATGTCCAGCGACATGAAGAAGACCTGCGACGACCTCGCAATTTACCTCAAGGAATGCGTATAAGGAGGGAGAGCAGATGAACGGCTACATTGCATTGAAGGCAATCACTCTGAACGGCACCGAATATGCCGCAGGAGACCATATCCCGGCTGATGCCGTTCTCCCTTCCCGCGTTTCCGCCCTTGTGAGAACCGGCACGATTGCCGCCATCAACGCGGAGACCCCCGCTGTCGGCGCAGAATCGCCCGAAATTCGCACGAATGAGGTCGAGGGGGTAGATTTACCCATTAAGACCGAAGACGGCGTTCTGACGCTCACAGCGAGCCGTGAGGACATCGTGAAAGCAATCGAGGTGCTGCAGATGAACGCAGACGACGCGGCAGAAGCGGCGGCAACGATTGAATCCGACACCGCACTCATCATCATTGACGCTTGCGACAGCCGCAAGACCGTCCAGAAGGCGGTAAAAGCAAGAGCGGAAGAACTCCGCGACGGAAGCGAGGACGGAGCCGCCACCGAAGGCGGTGATGAGTAATGGCAAGACCCACCTACTCCTACGACCCGACCAAAATCGGCGAGCGCGGCAAGGATCGGATGCGGTTTGAACTCGGCGACACCATCACCGAAGGAGAGGGACAGGCGGCTGCACTTTCCGACGAGGAATACGAAGCTATTCTGGCAACCTACCCCGGCAGATGGAAACGCGCAAAGCTGGCTCTCATCGAGAGCATCATGCGCCGGTTTTCCTACGAGGTCGACGAGAAGGTCGGACCCTTGTCACTTTCCCTCCGGCAGCGTTACGAGAACTGGAAAGCCATGCACGACCAGCTGAAGAAGGAGATCGCAAGCATGACGGTGCCGAGTGCCAATCCCTCAGCCATTGACGGAGGGCATTACTTCTACGAAGGCATCCACAACAACCCGACCGCTGGCGGCACGGAAAAGGACGGTGATCGCCGTGGAATTTCATAGAATCGGCTTCAACCGCCCCGAAAACCTCTGGAAAGACTTCACCATCGAGACAAAGACGGAAACAACGTCAACCAGAGGACGCGCAAAGGAAAGCTACGGCGAAAAGCCGCCGATTTTTATTCACGCAATCCTCTGCGGCGCAACACCAGAGCAGAAGCTGCAATACCAGCAGATGGAACACCCGATAAGCCACGTTATAAGTCACGAAGGCAAGCCGAAAGCCAAAGAGGGCGACCGGCTGATCCTTAAAGACCGCGCATTTTATGTGCAGGGCGTGGACGATCCGGGCGACCTCGGCATCTGGACATTGTACTACTGCGAGGAAAGGAGCGACACGCATGACGGAAATCAACTTCCAACAGATGGAGGCTGATATGCAGGCTCGCATTCAGCAGGAAATCAAGGACACGGACACGCTGGCGAAATCCTGTGCCGTCCGCGCATCCAATGAACTGCGAAACGCCGTCCTCAATGTCCTGCGCGGACAGCGAAGCGGCAGGGTCTACAGAAAGCCACACTCCAAAGCCACCTACCGCGCATCAGCACCAGGCGAACCACCGGCGGTGCGGACTGGTATGCTCCGCATGAGCTGGGGCATGAAAGCCGTGGGAGACGGCAAAGGAACCTACACAGCGGGCATTTACTCCGACGTTCCGTATGCCGAAAAGCTCGACGAAGGAACGTCGCACGGGTACATCAAGCCCCGTCCGTTCAAGGAGAAGACAATAGAAGCCGCGCGTCCGCGCGTCCTTCAGATTTTCTCCGTTTTCAAAACCAAGTGAGAGGAGGAACGCTATGTCGATTTTAACAACCAGCACAGAAAAGGCGTTCGACAAGGCGAAAATCGCCAAAGGCGACCTCATCAGAGCGAAGTACGCCGGATGGGATGAAGCCGTGAACGGGATCGTCGCCCGCGTGGAGGATACGGAAATCCGCGTCCTTTACGTCGGCACAATCACAAATGTCACGAACTACTTCACCATCAACGCCGACGAAGTGAGCGACGGCAAATGGGACATCTCATGGAGCCACGATCTCACCAAGACGGAAACGGAGGGCGAGGACAATGACGCTTGAAGACCTCATCTACAACCGACTGACCAAGAGCGACGACCTCCAGCGTCTGCTCGCGGTTTACGCCGGAAAGCCTGCAGTCTTCTACTTGACCGCGCCGGATGATAAGGCGATAGGCTGGAAGCAGCGCAAACAGTATCCGCGTATCGACTACGCGGTAGACCTGCAGCGCAATCCAGAACGCAAGACAAGCGGCATCCTCACACTCAACATACTGTCCGCAGAGGACGGAACCGCGCCGGAGGAGCTGGAGCCAATCGTGCGCCAGCTTCTCTGCGGCGTATTCCTTCAGCCGGACAACGCCCCGCCTTTCGCTCTGGCGTGGGCAAGAAGCGACGCATTCGACCAGCGCACGGACGGCGACGGTTTAATCACCGGCGCAACCGTGTCGTTCGACGTGTACGCATTCCCGTCGCAGACGACATCAGACCCCGACCCCGTCCTCGCCATGAACCACTACATCGAGGACATCACGCCGGAGGTTTTCGTTATAGGCGGGCGGAAAGCAATCGAGAACGAATTCACACCGACCGAGGACAATCCGGCGTTTTACTTCCGGCTGGAATCAATGCAGCTTCAGAGGGAAACGAACACGGTCGCATGGATGGACGCGGTCATAGCCTGCCACATCTTCGCCGGAGGCGAGGAGACAGCATGGCTAAAAGCACTCACCGACAATCTGGCACTTGCCGGAGAGGTGATCATGCTCGACAAGTCCCCGATGTTCATGCAGAACCTCAAGGCAGACAGCTCGCTCGACGCGCTCTCCACAGGACAGCTTCACCTTTATACCCGTTTCGGTATTTTGAGAAGACCGTCCTACAACCACCCTCTGAACCACGCGAACAGAGGCATAACCAAAGGAGGCGACTGATATGGCAACCAAGAGAGAAGCCGAGATGCCGAAGGAGGCGGAATACACCGTGGAGGAATTCACGGAAAACGCCGCTGCGGTATTCGGTGAAGCCGTATCGCCCGACATCGTAAAGACCGCGCTACGTCTGGCGGGCGTAAATACAACCACAAAGAGCGCGGCAACCAAAATCATCAACGAATTTCGTAAGAAGGAGGTCAATTAACCTATGGGAACTTTCACCATTGGAGAAACCAAAGTCCGCCCCGGTGAGTATCACCGCTTCGAAAACGCAGGCGGCATCTCCACCGCAGGTGCAAGGAACGGAATCGTAGCTGGCGTAATCCGCGCCAACTGGGGTCCGCTCGGCTCGGTCGTTGTATGCGAACCCAGCACCGACATCAAAGCCATCTACGGCAACGGAGAAACCGAGGATATGATCACCGAGATGTTCAAGGGAGGCGGCAGCAAGGGCTATTTCGTGCGCTGCGGCACCGGCGGCACCTGCGGCACAATCACCCTCACAGACGACGCGACCTCTGCGGTAGACGTTATCACGATCACCGCGAAGTACGTCGGCAAACGCGCATTCACGGCAAGCATCCGCGACAGCCTCATCAACGACAGCAAGAGAGAGTGCATCATCTACGACGGCTCGGCAGAATTTGAGAAGGTAACCTTCGCAAAGAATCCGACCGAAGGCGAAGCCTCAGCCCTCGTCGCTGCCTTTGCGGCTTCTTCCAACTTCAAAGCGGAGAGCGCAGCCAAAGGCTCCGGCAAGCTCGCAGCGGTAACGCAGAAGGCATTCACGGCAGGCACCAACCCGACCGTAAGCAACGACGCATACTCTGCAGCCCTCAACGTGCTGGAGGCGTACCCGTTCAATGTTCTTTGCGTTGACAGCGAGGACAAAACGGTTCACGCACTCGTGCAGACATTCATCGACCGCATCTATGCCGCAGGCAGCTACCCGATGGCAGTGCTGTCCGAAAAGCCCAGCACGACCAACACCATCGCCGCAAGAATGACCACCGCTGCGTCCTACAACGACAGCAAGATCATCTACGTACTGAACGGCGGCGAAGACACCAGCGGCAACAAGAAGGAAGGCTACATCAACGCTGCCAGAATCGGCGGCATCATCGCAGCCGTACCCGCAAACCAGTCCGTGACGCACTACGTGATCAGCGGCTATGCGGGACTTGCCGAAACACTCACCAACACCCAGATCGAAGCCGCGCTCCTCTCTGGCTGCATCGTACTCACGACCAACAGCACGGGACAGGTGTGGATCGAACAGGGTATCGACACCCTCATCACCCCGTCCGGCGACGAAGACGAAGGCTGGAAAAAAATCCGCCGCGTGAAGACCCGCTTCGAGCTTATGCAGAGAATCGGAGACACCGTCGACAAGCTGGTCGGCAAGATCAACAACGACACGGACGGCAGAGCGGCGGTAGTCGCAGCCGGACAGTCGGTCATTGACACGATGATCGCGGAAAAGAAGCTCGCCAGCGGATCGCAGATGTCAGAAGACGAATCGAACCCCGCAAAGGGCGACAGCGCATGGTTCATCATTGCAGTCGACGACATCGACAGCATGGAGAAGATTTATCTCACCTACCGCTTCCGCTTCTCTTCCGAGAACTAAGAAAGGGGGAAAAATAAATGCTTAACACCAGAGGACCCGTAGACAGCAGAAAAGTGCTGACGGGCAAAGACGGCGCATTGTACAACGACGCAGGCACCATGCTGGCGACCGTTGAGACTTTCCAGACGCAGGTCAACGTGACCAACGCGAAATACCAGCCCCTCGGCGATATGCAGGAGCATGAGGCACCGCAGTCCTACGCGGTGACGCTGACCTTCTCGCAGGTCGTAATCGAGGACGACGAATTCATCACCGAATTCATGAACGCGCTCAAGGAAGGCACAATGCCGATCTGGAACTTCCAGGGGCTTGTAAAGGGACGAAACGGCACGGAGCAGCGCATGAACTACCGCTCCTGCATTCCGACCGGCACAATCGACCTGCAGAACCTCTCCGTCGGAGACCTTATCAAGAGAGCGTGGAGCTTCACCGTCAACGAACCGCCCGCCCTTCAGAAATTGCTCTCCGCCGCAGATTAACCTGCAGCAGAAGCCCCGCGAGCCGGGGCGGTTTTCTGAATCGCTCCGGCTTTATTTTTTACAAAAATTCAAACAAGGAGGAACAGCGACATGGCTGATACCAAGAAAACACCCGAAGTCGAAATGGACGACGAGGTAAACAAGAACACTATTCTCACCTACGAGAACGACATCCTCGGCGGCTTGCTTGCCGCAGCGAACTACAAAAACGACGAGGACGAGATCGTCCCCGTGGAAATCGCCAGAAACGGCGTATTGCTTCTGCGCTTCCGCATCAGACCTCTCTCCGAGGACGAATACGTGAAGTGCAAGGAGCGCAACACCAAGTACGTCCGCAACAAGCAGATCGGCATCAAGGTACCCGAAGACACCGACACATCCGCATACCGCAGCGCACTCATCTACCAGGCGACCATCGAGGAAGACCGCGCAAGGGTATGGGACAACAAAGAGGCACGGAAGCAGCTCGATGTTCTCTCCGGCGCACAGCTCATCGACAAGGTGCTGAAGCCCGGCGAGAAGGACGCGGTCTGCACGAAGATCGACGAAATCAGCGGCTACAGCTCCACACTTGAGGAAGTCGCAAAAAACTAATAAAAGCCGGAGGTAAAGCCACATTACTCCATCAGATATTCCAGCGACAAGGAATACCCCCCGACGAAGTGCTGGCAAAACCTCGCGGCGTTCAAGCCTTTATGTTCGCCTCCACCTATCTGCGGGTGGAGGAAGAAAACGAAATCCGAGGAAAGGGGGAATCGTAAATGGCAGCGGAAACCTTCCGCATTGAAATACCTATCACGGTGAGCGACAACACCGACCCCGGTGTCAGCTCTGCCAAGAAGAAGGTTACAGCGTTTGACGAGGCAAACAAGAAGACCAAAAAGCGGCTCGACGAGATGAACAAGACCAAGTGGAAAGTCGCGGTCGAAGCCGTCGACAAAGTCACCAGCGTAATCAGCAAGATCGGCAAGACCGTGAAGGGCGTGGCGGGAAAAGCATGGAGCTTCACGGTCAGTGCAATCGACAAGGTAACGCAGCCGGTAAAGAAGATGATCTCCGTCATGGGAGACCTTCTCGGAGTGTCAAGCGCGGTTTCCACCGTTCTCGCAGGGCTGACGGTAAAGAACGCCCTGCAAGCATCAGCAGACATGGCACGAATGCAGGCGCAGCTCAAAGTCTCCGCAGGAAACATGGGAATCAATGAATCAGGCATCGACGCGATCATCAAGAAAGCCGAAGCCATGCAGAAGACAACCATGTACACCGACGAAGCAATGGTCGGATCGGCAGCAGAGCTTGCAACCTACTTCGACGACGTGGATGCCATCACCCGCATGATGGACGTCGTCGCGGACTACGCAGCCGGTATGTCCGGCGGCGTGGAACTTTCCACTAACGAAATCGTGGACTATACCACGAACCTCGCCAAAATGACCACAGGAGCCTACGACGCAATGACGAAGAAGGGCTTCGAGGTCACGGACGCGCAGAAGAAAATCCTCGACAGCGGCACCGACATGGAAAAGGTCGCGGTCATTGAAAGTATCATCAAGGAAAACTGGGAAGGCATGGCAGAGGCAATGGCAAACACCCCGACCGGTTACCTCACGAAGATGAAGAACGCATGGGATCAGATCAGCGGCACCATCGGCGACAAGCTGACACCCGGTTTCACTTCCCTCTACAAGATGATCTACAGCAAGATGCCCGGTATCGAAAAAATCCTTGTTCGGATTGCGGAAGCAGCCGGAACATGGGTGGAAGACTTCGTGCCGACATTAAGCGACTGGATGGACGCTGCAATTGAGAAGGTGAACGCCTTCGCAGACAGGGCGAGCGAGGTATTCTCCAGTGACGAATTCAAAAACGCGGACTTTTTCGGAAAAATCAAAATCTCGTGGCAGAAACTCATAGCCGAGCCATTCAGCGAATGGTGGGAAAGCACCGGCAGGGCGTGGTTTGCAGGAAAAATGAGCCGAGTGGGCGAAACCATCGGCACAGGACTGACCAGCGGACTGCTCGCGCTGCTTGGAATTGACCTCTCACAGACGGTCGAGGACGGCACCAGCGTCGGCGGAGCTTTCATTCAAGGCTTCAAAAAAGGATTTGACACCGAGAAGATAACCGAAGCATTGAAGGAATGGGCGGATAAAAACAAAGAGATCGTGATCGCCATCGGCGCGGTGGTAGGCTTCAACCTCATCACCGGCATAGCCGGAAAGCTGAACGACCTCACGACGCTCATCAAGAACCACAAAAAGGACAGCGGCGGAAGCGGTGGTGCAGGAGGTCTCGGCGACCTCGTGACAAACTGTAGCACAGCAACCGTCAACGGAACCATCGTAAACGTCTACGGGCAGAAGGTCAACGACCTACGCAGCGGATCCGGAAGCGGTCTCGGCAATGCGCTGAAGAACTTCCTGCCGTCGCTCGGAGGCGCAGCGGTCGGCGGAAAACTTCTCACATCCGGCGGAAAATTCCTGCTCGGAAGCGGAGCAAGCACCCCTCTACTTACCGGCGGTGCGGCCGCAGGAGGCACAGCCGCCGCAACAGGTCTCACATCTGCCGGAAGCTGGCTCTCAAGCCTTCTGCAGCTCGGAAGCACGTCCTCCGTAATCGGTGCAGACGGAACGCTTCTCGCTGTGCAAGGCGGTCTGGGCGGAACGCTCGGAAGCATCGGCGGCGCACTCGGAAGCACGGCAACAACCGCAGCGGGAGCAGCGGCAGCCGGAGCAGCCGGAACAGGCGGCATCATTGGCGGCGTTCTCGGTCTCGGTTCTTCGCTGATTAACCTTTTCAAAGGCATCGGCAAGAGCAAAGAAGGCGACAAGAAGGGCGCACAGGACGAATACTGGAAGTCCGGCACAAAAGCCGGAATGGTCGGCGCAGGTGCGGCAGTCGGCGCAGGAATCGGCTCGGTAGTCCCCGGACTCGGAACAGCCATCGGCGCACTGGTCGGCGCAGGCGTGGGCGGTATCGGCGCACTTCTCGGAGGAGACGCGGCAGGCAAAGCCCTGTCGGACGGTTCTGACGAAGGCGGCTGGCTGAACAACGCATGGCAGGCAACAAAGAAGTTTTTCAAGGAAGACCTCGGAAAATTCTTCACCGAGACAATCCCGAAGGGCTGGAACAGCTTCTGGGGCGGCATCGGAAACTTCTTCACAACCACAATACCGCAATGGTGGGGCGGCTTGAAGGAGAAGGTCTCGACCTTCTTCACCGAGACAATCCCCGAAAAGTGGGACGAAATGTGGTCGGCAATTGGAAACTTCTTCACTGAAGACGTGCCATACGCCATCGGTTACGCCTGCGGAAAGATTGAGGTATTCTTCACCCAGACAGTCCCCGACTTCTTCACGGATTTATGGGACGGAATATCGACATTTTTCACCGACACACTCCCAACGTGGGCAAGTGGAATCTGGAACGACCACATC